GCATTCTGAACGAGGCGGCGCAAATCTATCTCGAAGAAGAGACAAAGAACCGCGCGTTTGCCAAAGAGGAAAGAGGCCTTCGGGAATACGTCAACCGGCTGCCTATCGACAAATGGGCGAAATCGTTTGAAATGGAAATCGCTCCATTCCTCAAAGGGGCGATGATAAGCAAGGCTGCGGAGGTGCTCGGCGAATTGAACCCGAAGGCGAAAATCGACGCTTCGGATAAAGCGATGGAAAAGGCGCTGAAAAAGCGGTCGCCGTTCTTCAAAGAAATGGCGAAGACGGCCCGAAGCAAAATCGCAGCGGCGGTCACAGAAGGAATCGAAGCCGGCGCAGGCGCCGCGCAGGTCGCATACAAAATCCGACAGTCCGTCAACGTCAAAGAGCAGTCAGAGGCCATCGCAAGAACCGAGTTGATTTGGGCACATAACGAAGCGGCGCAAAAGGCGTGGGAACTGTCCGAAGTCGTCGAAGCCAAACAGTGGGATTCGTCCGCCGACAGCCGCTGCTGCGAACTCTGCCAGTCCATGCACGGCAAACGAGTCGGATTATCTGAAACATTTCGAACGGCACTCGGCGAAGAAGTCGACCACCCGCCGCTGCATCCGAAATGCCGGTGTGCCATCGTCCCGATAGTCAAGGAGTAAACCGAACATGGAAACAGAAGCCATCGAACAGAAACAAAAAGTCTGCTATGTGGATTGCTGCAGGGCGTCGGAAATCAATTCCGAGGAACGAACGGTTATTGCGGATATCTCGACGGATTCGATTGACCGCTACAAAACGATTCTGAACCCGGCCGGCGTCCGATTGGAAAACTACGTCAAAAATCCGGTCGTTCTTTGGTCGCACAACGACAGCGAACCGCCTATCGGAAAAGCGCTCTGGGTGAAAGTAATGCCAAAATCCGTTCGCGCAAAAATACGATTTGCAAAAACGGACTTTGCCGATGAAATCTGGAATCTCTACCGCGAAGGTTTTTTGAACGCATTTTCGGTCGGCTTCCTGCCGATTCGTTCGCACAAGCCAACGCTGGATGAAATCAAGCAGAACCCTGAACTCGGAGAGGTCAGGGCAGTCTATGACGAATGGGAATTGCTTGAGTTTTCGCCGGTCTGTGTCCCGGCCAACCCGGACAGTCTGGCGGTAGCCATATCCGAACGCAAAATCACGCTCAAAAATGAGCGATGGAATGAACTGTTGAAAGCGATAGGTGAGAATGAAAAGAAAGAAGAAAAAAAACAAAACGAATCAGCAGGATCCGCCGAAGAGGCAGGAGAGCGGCTGTATGTGTGCGTACAAGACCTGCTGCCTGAGGAGCGGTCAATACAGCCGAAGGAACTTGAAATCGTGATTCCGACGATTGAGATAAACGGCAGACTTTCAAGCGTCTGACCGCCGGAGACTGATAAAAAACTGTTAGGCGAATGACGGCGCAGATGAAAGAGCCAATGACGTGAAAGCGGAAACCCTCTTGTATGGAGGCCAGTCATGAAAGTGAAAAAATGCAGCGGAAAAAAGAAACCGCGAAAGAGAAACCTATTTAACGGAGAATAAGACCATGAAACTGCGACTGAAAAAAGAATGGAACTATAACGGGACTCTTCTTCCTGTCGGATTCATCGTCAACGTCGATGACGATAACGCCAAAGACATGATAGGAAGAGGTCTTGCTGAAGAGTATGAGCCGCAAGCCGGCGACGTGGCTCGGCCGGTTGCGATGTCGGCGCCGGAGAATATCGCCATTCGCCGAGAAGAACTGCAGGAAATGATTGAAGAAATCGTTCGCCGAAATGCATCGCAATTTCAGCAGAACTCAGGCCGGAACGAGGACGTCTTTGAAAAGACGGGCGGCTATCGGTCGTTTGGCGAATTCGCCAGAGACGTGTATCTTGCATCCATTCGCAAAGGACAGATGCCGGAAAAACTGCGGAACTGGACGGCCCACTGTGCAAAACAGCAGGAGAGCCGGGCGCTCGGCGAAACGGTCGGAAGCGACGGCGGCTATCTGGTGCCGACCGAGTTTCGGGCTCAATTGATGTCGGCGGCTCTTGAGGAATCAATCTTCCTGAATCGCGTTGTGAACGTGCCGATGGCGACGAATACGATTGACATCCCGACCGTCGATGAATCCGACCGTTCCAACAGCGTTTACGGCGGCGTGGTCGTTTACAGAGTCGGTGAAGGCGAGACCATCAACGATTCAAGCCCGAAATTTGGGACGGTGACGCTGAAACTGAACAAAGTCGCCGCCCTGTGCAAAGTGTCTTCGGAACTGCTTGAAGACAGCCCGATTTCGCTCGAACCGATTCTGAATGATATGTTTGCCAAAGCGCTGGCTCGACAAATCGACGACGACATCATCAACGGAGACGGCGTCGGCAAGCCGCTCGGAATTCTGAAGGCGCCGGCGACGGTCACCGTCTCGAAAGAAAGCGGGCAGGCGGCTGCGTCCATCGTCACCGAGAACATTCTGAAAATGTGGTCTCGCCTGCTTTCGGCTGGCGATGCGATTTGGCTTGCGAACAAGGACACCTATCCGCAGTTGGCCACGCTGCGTCTGCCGACCGGAACGTCCACGACGATTGCCGCCGGCCTTGTTGGCCAGTATACGAATGGTCTGACAGGCCAGCCGGAAATGACGCTGCAAGGCGCGCCGCTGATTCTCACAGAACTGTGCCAGACACTCGGAACGAAGGGCGACTTGATTCTGTGCAGTCCTTCATGGATTCTCTTCGGAGAAAAATCCGGTGGCGGGATTCGGACTGCTTCATCCATTCATCTGGCATTCGCGGAAGACAAAATCGCATTTCGCTACATCGTTCGCTATGACGCACAGCCTTGGATTAAAGGGGCGATTAAGCCCAAATACAGCACCAATACGCTGTCGCCGTTTGTTGTTCTGCAAACCCGGAGTTAATTAAACCTATTTAACACAGGAGAAAAGAAATGAAAGCAAAACCGATATACGCCTACGCGCCTGCGAATTACACGGGAGCCGCCGCTACAGGTGGCTGGGTCAACGTTTCAAAGAATCGCAAGGTGAAAGTCGTGATTCAAACCGGTGCATGGGTCGCCTCTTCTACAGCAGCCGTCACGCTGTCGCAGGCTAAGGATACGAGCGGAACCGGCGAAAAGACATTGGCCTTTTCGAAAATGTATTCCGCTGCTTCGACGACAGGCGCATTGACCGAGAACAACGTCACCAGCAACACGTTTTACCTTGACACGGCGAATACGCTTTATGTCATCGAAATTGATTCCTCTGATTTGGACGCCGACAACGGATTCTCCTATCTGCGCGTCAACGTCGGAAGTCCGGGAACAAACAATGATTATCATTGCGGATTCTACATCATCGAAGAGCCGCGATACGAAGAAAACGCTGAACTGAACGAGAAGGCGTGATTCTCTGACAGAACGGGACGGCGGGCCGTCAACACGGCGGCCTGCCTCCTGTCTGAACTTGAACACTCTATTGGAGACAAAACATGATTGACCTTGAACGATTCAACGTCTTCAAGAACGGACTGCTGATTGTAAACACAGAAACCGATTCGCTCACCACACCGCAGGCACAGTTTATCGAAATCTGCCAACAGAAGATTTACGATGCGGTGGCGGAGGAACTTGTCTCATCGGTCGGAACATGGACCGATACGCTTGTATCTGCTTTGCAGCTATGCGGGCTGACTCAAGCATTCTATCTGGAGATTCCTTCATCGCTGCCGGACGGCCTGTATCTGGTTCTTGTCTATGACGGTTCGACCTCTTCTTCGGACTTGCCGAAGCGAAGAGGAATTTTAGAGATTGCAGACGGAAACATAAAGCACAACATCATTGACTGATAAGAAGAAGGAGTCGACCATGACGGCCAGAGAGAACAGCCAGCTTTTGCGCGATGATATTTTGCGGCTTGAAGAAAAGATTGACGGAATCATGAAATACCTGATGAATCTGACTGAGCGGATGGTGGCCGTCGAACAGCGGCCCATCCTTCAACAGCCATGCGAAGGTCTTCTCAATCATCTGACCGAGCATAAATCGTTTCAGCGTGACTGGCGGAACGCCCTGATTCAATTGATAGTTGGTCTGCTGATAGTCTCCTTGAGCGGGCTGGCCGGCTA